GCTGTTTCGTTAGATGTATTTGTTTCTGATACAGCAGATACACGATAATATTTACTATCTCCAGTAAATTGAATATTTGCCCCTACAGTAATAACACCTGTAGAACTTAAAGTTCCATCTGTACTATCTACCGCAATAAGTGGACCAATTTGACCAACTTGTCCAGCCGTACTATCTCCAGTAGATGAATCTAATGTAATTTGATATGTAGAAGAATCGTCTTTTGTTACTGTACAAACTTCACCTTGTGTAAAGTTACCTGTTCTACTTTCAATATGTAAATAATCTAAAGAAACATTAATTCTAAAAACTGTAGCAGTTGCACCAGAAGTATCACCAACAATAGCAGCAACTACAGGAGTTCCTGAAGTTGTAACTGTATCTGCAATATCACTTTCTGTAGCACCACCTAAAAAAGCAGTTGCGTCATATTTTAAAATTTCTCCACGTGTTGTAACTGATATTGCTGATTCAGAAGTTAAAGTACCGTCTGCTTCAGCACCTTTTTCACCATAAGCAGATGAACAGTTTAGACCTCTAATAAATCCACCTGATTCTGCATAGAAAGATTTAGCACAATAATATGTAAAGACAGATACCATCTCACCACGACCGCCTGCAAGAGCGTGAACACCACGTCCATCTGAGTTAATTTGTGTAAAGTCATTTGCAAGAATTGATTTATTTCCAGCTGTGTGTAAATTTCCGTCTATTTGAATACCTGTTGCATTTGTGTTAACTGAAGTACAGTTTTGAATATAAGGAGAAGCTGCATTAATTGTTCTTGCAGGATCTAAAGATGTAACAGCAGCTTTACTCGTACCACCAGCAGTTGGTGTACCAGTTAAACCTTTCATTGTCATTTGAACAAGGTTTGTAGTATCGTTCATAATAAACATATTAGAAGCATCATTATTTTCTAATGTGTCAACATCTAAAATTAAATCTGTAGCTGGAGTACCAATATTTGCTTTAGGAATTGTTATTGTATCAGCTGCAACATATCCATAACCACCGTGATAAACTGTTACTGCTGAAACAGCACCACTTGAAACTGTAATATTTGCAACAAATCCTGAACCATCTCCACTTGAAGAAGCTTGTTGTATGTAATTGTAAGTACCGTCTGTTGCACCTGAAACGTTTGTATTAATTGAAACTGTTGCTACTTGATGTCCTGTTCCAGAAGCAGGTCTTACTTCAGTACCTCTTAAACTTTCACCTTGTACAGTAACTCCTGGTGGAATTCTTAAAGGTAAAGTTTCTCTAAAAACACCGTTTTTAACATAAACAACATCTCCGATAGAAACTGAAACTGCTGTAATTGTAATGTCCGTTGAACCACCAGCAGAAGCACCAGGAAATGTAATTACGTCTGCAGCTGCGTGACCAGTACCACCATTTGTAATAATAACTGTTGGAGTAGATGAACCATCAGTTGTTACTCTAACAGTAGCTCCTGTTCCTGCACCTGTTGATGATGATTGAGATAAATCATAAGTTCCTGGAGTACCACCAGTTCCACCTGTGATTGTATTAAAGTCAACAACATCTCCTGAAGTTGCTACTGATAATGCGTGATAAATTGTTTTAAATGGTAAAAATTGTGAACCTGGATTACTGTCTGAGCCAGAATTAGCAACGTAAATAACATTTTTACCTTCAGCATTTGACCAAACAGGATCAACACCGTCAGTTGTTAAAACTGAACCAACAGTACCAATAGGCAATCTTGCAGTTTGTGAAGCGTCTTGGTAAACTAAATCTCCTCTTACGTTTAAAACAGCACCTGTATCTCCTTGTGCTAATACAGCCCAAGTTGTTCCATCTGTTCCTGGAGTTACGTTTACTTGTCTATCTTTTAATTGTATATATGAAGTTGATTCATATCTAACCACATCGCCAATGTTATAAGTTGCAGCTGCTGAATAAGTACCTGTGTAATTAAATCCTTCAACAATTAAATTCCAATATGAAGTTTGAGCAGCACCGTTTGTATCTGCAGGATATTGATTTGTGTGATTTGCAACACAAACATATGAATTACCACCATATCTTACAACATCTCCAGTTTTGTATGTTGTACCGTGTGAATATAAACCTTGTGTTTTAAATCCTGTTGTTAGTACATCCCAATATTCGTTGTCTGTAGGTGTTTGTCCAGAAGCAGGTGTTGAATTAATATAAACATATGAATAACCACCATAAGTTACTACATCACCATCTTGGTAAGTTGTGCCTGCGTTATAAGTATCTTCAAATTGAAATCCCTCTCCATAAACTTCAAATTTTGTATTGTCAAAAGATGAGGTTGAAGTATGTTGAGTTGTTGTTCTATATTGAAAGGCACCATATTTTACAAGGTCGTTTAATTTATAATGAGTTGATTGTGCCCAATCACCCTTAAAGTATAATCCTTCTGTGTGTATTTCCCAATAAGAATTACTTAAATCTGTATAAAATGCTGGACTTGTTGATTGTGATGTATGATTAGTAACACAGACATATGTATTACCACCGTATTTGACTATATCGTCAATTAAATATGCTGTTGAGGTAGACCAATCACCTCTCCATTTGAATTTAATTCTACCTAATTTAAAATCTGCCATTGTTTAACCTTGTTATATTGTACTATTTATACAACTTAAACTGCGTCTTGGTAAGTAGTTGAATTTACCGATATAGATGAATCAAATGTGTCAAAATCATCACTTGCTAACGCTGTTAAGTTATATCCTATGTTTTCCCTTTTAATTAAATAACCATCAGCATCAACAAAATACGTTGCGTCACCATCTTCAAAAATATATTGTTGATACTTGTCGGTTGTATTATTTTTTAATCCTTTGTTTAATTTTCCTACAGCAATTTGAGAACCATTAAATGGTGCAATATTAAAAGTTATTGTAGGAGAAGAATAACTAAATTCTACTTTATTCGTTTGTAAACTACCATTTACATATACTGCAATTCGGTCACCATTCAAAACTGGTGCTGACAAATTATAAGCTACTGTTGATCCGTCACCTGTAAAATATTCAGTAGCACCTGATTGTAATGCTATTCTTTCATCTACATATGCACCTGAAGTAGGTAATTGTTCATCACTTGGATTTCCATCTGATACATCTATACTTACATTTTCATCTTTGTCAATTTTAGTATAATATAACATTCCATCATCTGTTCTTCTTAAAGCGTGAAATGTTTCCTTACTTTGTTGACTTTCAGGAACTATGTAACCTAAAGTTGCCATTAACTTATCTCCAATACACTAGCATAAACTTCAACATCTGGAGATGAAGAGTCTGCATTTACTTCAGCGATAACTCTAATAATATCACCATCTTCTAAATTAATCGGTTTATCTAATACTAAAGTATTTTCTACAGGCACTCTCAATGATTTTCCAATATGATAAAAAGTAGAACCACCATCTGTAGTTACCTTAACATCTACATTTGCCTCATTTGTAGAACTTTTATTTGATATATAAACAGCGTGAATTACAGCAGTTACTCCTGACGCTGTGTACAAATTAGCACTTGCGTCATCTGTTGTAACCACAGACATTCCTGCGTTTTTAAATGCACTTGCCATTTATATAATTATCCTCCTAAAGCAATTGCGAATGCTATAGCGTCACCTTCACCAGTTAGTGGATCGCCTGAAGTTGTTCCGTCTTTTGTTAAATTTCCTGTTGTTATTACTGTACCTGTTATATTTGGTAAAGTAATCGTTCTATCAACTGTTGGTTCTTCAACAGTTAAAGATGTTTCAAAAGCGTTTTCTAAAGCACCTTCAAATACTAAATCTGAACCATTTAATGTAATATCGTTTGTAGTTATACCGCCGTTATCAGTAACGTCTTGTAAAGTAACTGATCCTGCACCACCAACTTCAACAACAGTTCCACCTGAATTTTTTGTATAAAATTTACCATCTGTAACATTCATTGCCAATTCACCAACTTCAAGCGAACCTGAACCTGGTATTTGACTTGGTGTTTCTGATCTTTTTAATTTAATAACTGTTGACACTAGAATGATCCTCCGTCAATAGTTGTAATTGCAACATCACCAGATGTTACTGTAAAATTGTCTGAAGTAAATGACGCCACACCAATATTTGATGTACTTGCTAATTCACCTGAAATTGTTAATGTACTTCCACTTGCAACTGTATTTAAACCTTCACCAGCAAGAAACTCTAATGTACCGCCTAATCTTACACTACCTTGTGTAGATGATTCGTCTGTAAAGTTTAAAGGGTCAGTAAGTTTATCACTTGAAATTGAACCCGCTAACATAGCGTCTGTAATTCCTAATGCCTTAACTCGTAATGCGTCAGCAGAAACTTCAATAGAACTATCGTCAACTTCTACGTTTAACTGATTACCAGTTTTTGATAAAGCGGCACCAGCATCAATTTGCCCAGCACCAGAAAACTGTTCAAAGTTAATTGCACTTGTTCCGATAGCAGTTGTAGTTTCTGTTTGAACATAACCGTTACTACCGTTTGCTGTTCCGTTTTCTACAAATAAGAAATCTC